ACTTTCTTTACCTATCTCCATAATTTTGAACGGTCTATATTATGGCACGGCCACGTAAGCCATCGATAATAAAATTCAATGCAGGGGAACGGCGCAAAGAGCGATTGAACCCTGATGAGCCGAAGCCCGATTTATGCATTCCGGTAGCGCCGGGACATCTCCGGGGGGAAGCATTGGCGGAATGGGATCGTATATCCGTGGAGCTTGATAAGCTTTCGTTGTTATCCGAGTGTGACCGTTCGGCTTTATCGGCGTACTGTTCTGCGTGGGCGAGGTATGTTCAAGCGGAAAAGGATATTGAAGAAAATGGTACGGTTACGATAACTGAGAAGGGGAATAGAATACAATCTCCGCATGTTGGGATTTCCAATCAGGCGCTACTTGTTATGCACAAATTTCTTACTGAATTTGGGCTGTCCCCGGCTTCCCGGACGCGGGTGAAGGCTCCCCAGAATGATACCGCTAAGACGAAATGGGCAAAAATCGGATGAGAGCAATCGCTACAGGCAAGGAGAAACAGCAGCAGCAATCCCATGTCACGCGGGGTATGGGGTATGCGTTGGGGGTTGTTTCCGGGAAGATACCGGCATGTAAGTGGGTAAAACTTGCCTGTCAACGCCATCTTACTGACCTGCGCAAATCCGAAAAAGCCAAATATCCCTTCCGGTTTGATGGGGCGAAGGCGGAGCGAGTCTGCAATTTCATCGAATTAATGCCCCACACAAAAGGAAAATGGACGGGAACACTCATAAAACTGGAGCCGTGGCAAGAATTTATATTGACGGTTTTGTTTGGGTGGGTTCACAAGTCTGATGGGATGCGCCGTTTCAGGGAAATGTATTTAGAAGTTCCCCGCAAGAATGGGAAGTCAATATTTGCGGCGGCAATCGGGTTATACATGCTCGTTGCGGATGGCGAGAAGGGGGCAGAGGTATATTCTGGAGCTACGACTGAGAAACAGGCATGGGAAGTATTTCGTCCGGCGCGGCTTATGGCGAAAAAAGCTGAGGGATTTGCGGAACATTATGGACTTTCCGTAAATGCATCGAATCTAAGCATCATCGATGCGGCGTCTAAATTTGAGCCTATAGTTGGCGATCCTGGCGACGGGGCAAGTCCGCATTGCTGGATAACTGATGAGTTTCATGAGCACAAGACGCCGGTGCAGTATGATGCCGGGATTACTGGTATGGGTGCGCGGACGCAACCCCTGATGCTTATCATTACAACATCGGGAAGTAATCTTGCCGGGCCGTGTTATGACAAACGCGGGCAAATATGTAAAATACTGGAAAGTATTCCTGGTTTTGAGAATGATGAAATATTCGGAATTATTTATACGATTGACGATGAGGATGACTGGGCTGATTTTAAAAACTGGAAAAAGGCAAACCCTAATTATGGGGTGTCTGTATTTGAGGATTATTTACGGGCGCGGCACAAGGAGGCCATGCAGCGGGCCTCCCGGCAAAACATTACTCGGTGTAAACATTTAAACCAATGGATGAACGCCGACACCGCTTTCTTTGATATGCTGGCCTGGCGCACAAAGTGCTTAGATGTGAATATAAGGCTTGAGCAATTTGTTGGAAAAAGATGTTTTCTTTCTCTCGACCTATCAAGCAAACACGACCCCGCCGCAATGACTCAATTATTCCCATACGAAAACGATAAGGGCGAAACGCATTACGCTGCGTTCGGGAGATATTACCTCCATGAAGAGGCGGCGGAAGGCGAACAAAATACACATTACGCGGGCTGGGCTAAAGAGGGGTGGATAACACTGACTCCTGGGAATATCATTGATTATGAATATATAAAAGACGACATGCGCGACTTGAAAAGCCAATTCCAAATAGAGCGCATAACATACGATCCTTTCCAGGCAACGCAATTGTCAACAGAAATGCTCGCCGAAGGGTTCCCGATGGTGGAATATGGGGCGACGGTGGAACATTTCTCTCAACCGATGAAAGAACTTGATGCGCTTATAATTGCTGGGAGAATACATCACAATGGCGATCCTGTATTGATGTGGATGATGAGTAATGTCATAGCTCACCATGATAAAAAGGACAACGTATTCCCGAACAAAGAAAGACCTGAAAACAAAATAGACGGGGCTATTACATTGATAGCGAACGTGGCGATGGCGTTTTTGCCGGAAGACAATTCCGGCGAACAGGTTGTGGAGGCATGGTGAAACAGAATCTATTCACCCGCGTGGCTAAGTGGTATTTAGAGCGCAAGATGACTCCTGATGAGGATCAATTATTGCGCGAATACCTGGGGCTTGACACGGCCAGCGGGATAGCGGTGAATTGGCGTACCGCGATGGAGTTCTCGGTTTCACTCGCTTGCGCCCGCGCTATAGCAACCGGGCTTATGGTTCCATTTAAACTATTCCGGAGCAAAGATGGCTCTAAACTCCCGGCGACTGATGATAACCGTTATGGCCTTCTCCATGATTCACCAAATGACTTTCAGACAGCCCCGGAATTTATGGAAATGATTGGCTATCACCTGGTGTTTTGCGGCAATGCGTTTGTATGGAAAAATATTGTTGATGGGAAAATCGTTGAATTGCTCGCATATGACCCCGGCATGGTGACGGTGGAAAGAAATGATTGGGAATTGTCATATAGAATCACCCCGGAAAAGGGAAGCCCTATTTCTATCCCGAAAGAGCAGATGTGGCACATCAGGGGGCCGTCTTGGAATGGATGGATGGGGATGGACGGGGTGAGGCTCGCGAGGAATGTTCTCAGTCTCGGTATGGCACAACAGAATTATGGAACGAAATTCTTCCGTAACAATTCTATTCCGAGCGGAGTATTGCAAAGTGAAAAAGAATACCCCGGAAAAGAAAAGGCAAAGGCGATGAGGGAAGCGTGGGAGAATGCTTTTGGAGGAGAAAACTCACAGAAGACGGCGATAGCGTGGGCTGGCTTAAAATGGGCAACAGTCACAATTCCGAACGACAACGCTCAATTCATCGAATCTCGTAAATTCCAAATAGAGGAAGTATGCCGGATGTTCGGGGTGAATCCGCTTCGGGTATATTACTCAGACAAAACGAGCACTTATGCGAGTGCGGAACAGTTCTTTACAAGCCATGTAATTCATGACCTCATGCCGTGGTATGTCCGCGTGGAGATGAGTGCGAGCAAAAATCTTTTGACGGATACAGACCGGGCGAACGGGATGTATTTCAAATTCCTCGCGAATGGGCTAATGCGCGGTTCTATTGAAGCGAGAGCAAATTATTACAGCAAGGCATTGGGAACGGGCGGGTCTTCGCCGTGGATGACGCAGGATGAAGTCAGGGACTTGGAAGACAGTAATCCTATGGGCGGGAATGCGGCCATATTAAGAGAACCGAGCAATGTAGGGACAACGATAGCGGTAACTTAAAAAAAATATGACGGGTTTGAAATCGGAGACTGAACGAAAGAAGGAACTATGGAAAGATATGCTTGCGGATTAAGAGAACTCAAAATTGCGGGTGCGGATGGGGCAATGACATTCTCCGGGTATGGGGCGATCTTCGGCATTGTGGATTGGTATGGAGATAGCATAAAACCGGGGGCGTTTACAAATACTCTTGCGGAGGCCAAAGCATCCGGGCAATGGCCATCGATGCTTCTTCAGCATGGCTTTACTTCCGATATGGACATGCCTATCGGGATATGGACGGACATGCATGAAGACTCGCTCGGTCTGTTTGTCGAGGGCAAACTTGCCCCGACGGAACGCGGGCAAGAGGCGTATGCTCTTCTTAAAATGGAACCGCGCCCTGCTATAAACGGCCTTTCCATCGGGTATAGGGTGGTTCATTCTACGCCCCGAATCAATCCAGAAGACCCTAAACGGACGCTTACGGAAATATGGCTCGGAGAGGTATCGCTGGTGACGTTCCCGGCGAATCTTGGGGCGCGTGTGCATAGCGTAAAATCGGAATTTACAGAACGGGCGGCGGAGCAAGCCCTGCGGGATGCAGGAGCTTCGCGAACCGAAGCCAAAACTATATTAGCAAAAGGGTTTAAAGCTCTTTCTCTGCGGGATGCTGACGATGAGGGCGAAGACCAGACGCAACAGCAAATCGCCGCCGAACTTGTTGAATTATATCGGCGTAACACAGCAACCCTCATAGCATGAGGAAAACAAAAAATGGACCCGGAACTGAAAAAGGCAATTGAAGACCAGGGCCGCGCCTGGGATGAGTTCAAGAAAACGAACAATGACCGGCTTGCGGTGCTCGAAACCAAGCATACCGGTACGGGCGAGTATGAGGCTAAACTTGCCAGACTCGATACGGGAATCACCCGGCTTACCGGAGTTGTCGAGACCCTTCAAAAGAAAGCCAATCGCCCGCCTGCTGGTGGAGATTCGCAAACGACCGAGCAGGAGATGCAACATAAGGCCGCACTGTTCGGGCCGGAAGGATATGCGCGGAAGGGTGAAAACGGACAGGCAATGATGGAATACAAGACTATGCTCGCCGGGAACGACCCCAACGGGGGGTATGTGCTCCCCGCTCCTACTATCGGGGCTATTGAGCGCGTTGCAATCGCACAGGTGGCAATGTACGGCCTCGCTACCGTAACTCCTATCGGTGGAGGCGGATGGTCCGAACCGGTTGTAACGTCTGGAATGACTGCTGGGCATGTAGGGGAAACCGGAACCCGAAGCGCAACTTCCACCCCCACTATCAGCAAAGTTGATATTCAGGCGGAAGAAACGTATGTCAATCTCCCTCTGTATAATAGGCTGCTGGATGATGCGGAATTTGGCATCGAAACGTGGCTTGTCGATGAGGCCGGATATTCCTATGCAGATTTGGACGACGCCGATTTTATCACCGGAACGGGGGTTAATTCCGCGCGTGGGATTGCCGCGTATACGATGGTGGCCGATGCGTCATATTCCTGGGGGAATACCGGGTATGTGGTCACCGGAAAGAGCGGGGCTTTTGCGGATACCGATCCTGCGGATGTGTTCATGGACATTGAGGGCGCTCTCAAAACCAAGTACCACGCGAACGCCCGGTATCTCATGAACCGCTCCACGCTCACCGCTGTGCGGAAGAACAAGAACGGGTTTGGGGATTATCTCTGGCAACCGGGCCTCCAAGCCGGTGTCCCGAATCTCGTGAACGGTTATCCGTATTCCATTTCCGACAACATGACCACTATCGGCGCCAGTACGTATTCCATTGCCTTTGGAGATTTCCGGGCCGCCTATCGTATCGTGACGCGGCGCGGGATGACCATTCTCCGCGATCCGTATACCACAAAGGGGCTGACGTACTTCTACATCAGCAAACGGCTCGGCGGGGGGATCAAGAATTTCGAGGCGGTGAAGTTCATGAAGTTCTCCACGTAATGATGAAAAAGAACAAACGAACCTGACCGGGGCGGGGCCGTGCGCTCCGCCCCAAAGATAAACGACAAAAGAAGGAAAAATGAAATGCGCGATCTGCACAATAACATCGACGTGAGGGTTGCAATCGACCCTTACGACCACGGGTCTGGAGATGCCGCAAAAACCACGGAAATTCTTGACCGGCAGGGATATGGCTCAGTGGAACTTGTTCTCCAGTTCGGATCTATTGCCGATACCGACGCCACGTTCACGGTTGCTCTCGCCGAATCTTCCGATTCCGGCATGAGTGGCGGAAGCGCGGTTGGAGACACAGACCTTCTCGGAACAGAGCTTTTGGCGACTCCGCTGTTTTCGGATGACAACAAGGTTTACAAACTGGGCTACATCGGGAACTACCGGTACATTCAGGGGACGATCCCCCCGGCGGATAATACCGGCGCGATTCTGATGAGCGCCGTGTGGGTGCTTGGTCATCCCGATAATGCTCCTACTCCGAATCCGCCCTCGAATTAATCGGGGATAACCGAAACCAAAGGGGGATGCTGTTGTTCGGCTTCCCCCATGAAAGGAAAACGATGAAACGGAAATACATCATCTGGGTTCTCGGTCTAATTCTCCTGTTTGCGGCGGGCACGGTAATTTCGCAACAGGCCGGGAAAATCCAGTTTAAGGCGGGTGGGAATTACGTCTACGTTCAGAGCGGCGGAACAATCGCCGTAAAGAGTGGAGGCATTCAGGATTTCGAGTCCGGCTCGTATCTGAAAATCGCTGGGACGGCAATGACGGCTTCCGCGGCTGAGGTGAACCTGATTGATGGCTCGATTGCCGGAACAGCGGTCGGGAGCAAGGCACTGGCGCTTAATTCGAGCCGGGAAGTGAATTACTTTGGTGTGTCGGACACGCTCTATACGAATACAGCATTGATTCGTGTAACAACCGGAAGCACGATTGATGTAGAATCCGGTGGGACGCTGAAAATCGCGGGGAGTGCCGTCTCTGCATCTGCCACTGAATTGAATTACATTGACGGTACAATTCTTGGTACGGCGGTTGCGAGTAAAGCACTCGGCCTCGGGTCAAGTCGGGAAGCGAACTATCTTTCTCTGACTGACACGCTCTATACCGACTCCGCGCTTATCCGGGTAACAACCGGGAGTACGTTGGATGTAGAAACCGGTGGTGCATTCAAGATTGCCGGAACAGCGGTAACGGCTTCCGCCGCCGAACTGAATTACACAGACGGCGTTACTCTCGGAACGGCTGCATTAAGCAAGTTCCTCGGCATTGATGCAAGCCGGGAGGTAAACTATTTCGGCGTAAGCGACACTCTCTATACTAATACGGCGCTCATTCGTGTTACGACGGGGAGTACGCTTGATGTCGAGAGCGGCGGTGCATTAAAGATTGCTGGTACAGCGGTTTCGGGTTCCGCCGACGAGCTTAATTACATTGACGGAACTATCCTCGGAACGGCAGTAGCGAGCAAGGCGTTGGGGTTAGGAGCGAGTAGAGATGCGAACTATTTCGCGGTGACTGATACTTTGTACACTGATTCCGCGCTTGTTCGAGTTACTACCGGGAGTACGCTTCAAATCGATTCCGGTGGGGCCATGACTATCAATGGGTCGCCGGTTACAACCTCCAATCTTTGGACAGGCGCGGAAGGGGTTGTGGCTCTTTTGGCTGATTCTACGCTCATGTCCTACACGTCCGGGAAAACTTATATCGCCCGCCCGGTTGCGTCGAAAGCCACGGCGACATTACCCACCGGAGCGGCGGGACTGAATTACAGCTTCTTTGTCGCTGATACCGATTCCCTGCGGGTTGTAGCTGCTGGCTC